GAAGAGAGTGCATTAGAGGGTTTTTAGTATTATGGAAGTTTGGAAAACAATACCTAATTATCAAGATTATGAAGTTAGTAATTTTGGAAATGTAAAAAGTAAAAAATTTAACAAAGAAAAGATTTTAAAACCACAAATTAACAATGCTGGTTATTATAATGTTATTTTATCAAAAGAAAAAAAGATAAAAAACATTGCAATACATCAACTTGTTGCTATGTCTTTTTTAAATCATTTACCAAATGGTAAAAAAATAATTGTGGATCATATAGATAATAACAAGTTAAATAATAATTTATATAATCTACAATTAGTATCATTTAGATATAATATATCAAAATCAAAATCAGGAACTTCAAAATATACCGGAGTTAGTTGGAATAAGAAAAATAAAAAATGGATGGCGCAAATTCAGTTTAACTCTATTAATAAAAATTTAGGTTATTTTGAAAATGAATATGATGCTTATTTAGTTTATGAAAAAGAATTACAAAAAACAGCGGAGCCGAAAACTGAATAGAGTAGGCAAAATTATATAAATATCTTAAAATTATGGGAGTTAAAACTTCATTTTACGGAAGCATTGATTTTAGCAAATTGTTAGAACAAGCGAAAACAGGTAATAAAGCATTTACCAAAAATGAGAATGGAAAAATTTATTTAAACGTTAGAGTTTGGGTAAATGATGAATTGGATAAATACGGAAACGTTGCAAGTTTTCAATCTAATTTTAAAGGCGCACAAAAAGAGGATAAATTTTATTTTGGTAATCTAAAAGAAAGTGAGCAAATTGTTGAAGAAGTAACAGCAGAGGATATTCCAGATACTGATTCGCTACCTTTCTAAATTATGAAAATTGAAATTACAACGTCAATCGTTAACGGACTATTTAAACGAAACAGAAACCTTGTTTTAAACGCCATAAAATCGTTTAATGATAAAGACGTTGTAATTACTTTTTCAAAGCCTAAAAAATCACGTTCCAATAATCAGAATAATTTTTATTGGGGCGTGGTTTTACCTTTAATACAAAAAGGTTTATTAGATGCAACAGGAGAATTAAGAAGTAATAATAATATTCATTATAATATACTTTTGCCTTTATTTGCGCCAACAAATGAAATAATTAATATTGACACAGGCGAATGTATAAACGAGCGTTTAACGAGTTCAGAAATGACTACTACACAATTTTGTCAGTATATTTTAGAAATACAAAAATGGGCAGCAGAATTTTTAGGAATAGATATTCCATCACCTAATGAAGAAAATTTAATAAATTTTGATTAAAATGTTTTTTATATTGAAATAATTATTATATTTGCATCTGTAATGAAGTGAGACGCATTACAAATATAGAAAATATTATATAAATCCTATCAAGGAGGCACGTCTCACAATACTGCCGATTTGATAGGATTTAACTTTTTTATAACTTAATAGTTATCGATTATCTTTAAATCGTTATTTTTATGGCAAATGTTAAAATTAATTTTTACGGAACAGAAAAAAGCGAAACTATAGAACATTCTTTAGTTGCTTATTCAAACATAAATAATGAAGTCTATATTTCTATAGATATGCCAGGATTTGTGGAATCATTTATTTGTTTAGATAAATTAACTGCGGTTAGATTAGTGAGAGAATTAAAAAAAGAAATTGGTAATCTAATAGATAATTAATTATGGCTAAAGAACTTCCTTATTTTAAATTTGAACCAAATCAATGGGAAAATGGTAATATACAAATGTTATCGAGAGAACATAAAGGTTTATTTATTGATTTATGCAGTATGTATTGGTCAAGGCTTGGAGATGTTCCTGAAAAACTTGTTATTCAAAAATTATGCGCTGGCAATGCGCTCGCATTAAAGTCGCTTTGCGAAGAAAAAATTATTGAAGTAATTGATAATAAAATTTTTATTAAATTTTTATCTGAACAACTTAATGAATTTGAAGATACAAGCAAACAAAACTCTAAAAATGCAAAAGAGAGGTGGGAAAAGCACCGAAAACAAAAGGATGAAAGCGAACGCAATGCGCTCGCATTAAAGTCGCAATGCGAAATCGATGCCATAAGAGAAGAGAAGATAAAAGAAGATAAGATAATAACAACTACAGAGATAATAAATTTTGATGATGCTGTTAATATTTGTTTATTTTCTGAACAATGGAAAGAAGATATAGAGCGAATGTATAAAGTTGATAGAGACAAAGTAAAATTTGCTTTAAACGAATTTAAAACGCATTGTGGAACTATTGGAGAAAATAAACCTAAAACATTAAACCAATTTAAAAAACATTTTACAAATTGGGTACGAGTTAAAAAGCAATATCAAGTAAAAACCGAAAATAAAGACAGATTATGAAAATCAAAGATAAATACATAATTAAAAGCATTGATAGTTATCTTTGTAAAGATTGGTTATTAAATAAACACTATGCTAAAAGATTATGTAGTATATCTTATTCATTTGGATTGTTTGATGGTAATTTATTAGTTGGTATTTTAACAATTGGAAAACCAGCATCAAATCAATTATGTATAGGTGTTTGCGGAATTGAATACAGTAAATACGTTTATGAATTAAATAGACTTTGTATTAACGATGATTTAGAAAAAAACGTATTATCATACTTTGTTTCACAATCATTAAAATTAATAAAAGAATCTATGATTTTAGTTAGTTATGCAGATACGAAAATGAATCATAATGGTTATATTTATCAAGCTACAAATTGGATTTATACTGGAGCAACTAAAGAAAGAACGGACATTGGATTTGAAGATGGTAAACATTCAAGACACTACAATAAAAATATTGATTACTCAATTAGAAAGCATAGAAGTTCAAAGCATAGATATATTTATTTTTTAGGCAAACAAAAAAAAGAATTTAATAAAAATTTGAAATATAAAAAAGAGCCATTTCCAAAAGGAGAAAATAAAAGATATGATTCAAGTTACAAACCAAGTATTCAAACAGAATTATTTTAATTATGAAAATCAAAGAAGCTATTAACCGATTAGGATATACGATATCAAAACAGAATAAACCAAACACAAATGATGCCGATGCTTTAAATTCTATAATTGAATTTATAAACAACGTAAACAAAACCGAAGTACAAGAAAACAAACTATTTGCAAAATTATACATTATGAATTTTATTACTCAAATGCGAATAGTAAGAGATTTTGACCTTGCACAATCTAATGTAAATAAAATACTTAAAATGCCTTTAGATGGTTTATACAACGAGTTTAGAAAAGAGGCAAATGTATTAGAGATAAAAAATTATTTTGAAAGCAAAGGTTTAAAAGATACTTGGAGTATGATGTCAAAATTTGACTTAAAAGAAAATTTTAAATATAATACCGATATTTGCAATAAAATAGATGCAAATGAGTTTTTAGAAGTTTGCGACCTTTGGAGTGAAGATAATATTTACAATAACTTAAACGCTACAATAACACTTGCGTTAAATACTTATAAAAATGTTTGAAAAAATTATAATACCGGAAACAACTGAAATAATTTTAAATGAAATTGATTTTAGTAAAATATTTAAAGAAGCTTTAATTGACCCAAGCGAAGAAATAAAACAACAACCAATAGCTATTTCAATTCGTGAAAGTGAATATAAAAACACAATGTATCCGATACCATTTGGAAGTTATGGAGATTTTAGTTGTATAGTAGGAGCATCAAAGTCAAGAAAAACATTTTTTAAATCTATGATTGAAGCTGGATATATTGGTGGGAAAGCAAACATATTAAATCCATCGATAAAAGGACACAATACTCAAAATAAATTTGTAATTTCGTTCGATACAGAACAATCATCTTTTCATACGCAAAGAGTTCAAAGAAGAGTTTTAGAAATGATAGGTGGAAACTATGAATTTTATAAAACATTTTGCTTAAGACAATACACACCAAAAGAACGATTTGATTTTATTGATTGGATAGTTTACGAAAGCGAGTTTAAAAATAATATTGGTTTAATGTCGATTGATGGATATGTAGATTTGGTAACAGACTTTAATAGTTTAGAACAATCAACTGGTTTAACT